GAAAAGCCACCATGCAGGCGCTGCTTTCGTCGCCAGCCGTTGACCAACTAGACAGCAAAGGGCCGCCGTTACCACGGGCGATTTGGCTAGGCCTTAACGCTTCATCGACTACCGCCGCCGAAATATTCCAAAGTTCATCGCACACAATCAAGTCGTAACTACCACCGTGCAAATTTGGGGTGGCCGCCCTAACTTCCCAGGTTGAACCATCAGGCATTTTTACGGACTTACGACCCATAGCGTTGGCGGCTTTTCCCCCAAAATTGTCTACAAGTATTGGGGCAATAAAACCGAATATGGCTTCGGCACGGTCAAGTTTGTTAGCCACAGAAAGCACGGCCTGGGGCTTGCCACGGATTGCCGCCAGTTCAGTAATCCACCAGCCAATAAGCGCCTGAAGCGCAACAGATTTGCCCTGCTGTCTAGCAGTCGACACAAGTGCTTCACGAAACTGTAGGTTGCCTTTACCGTCATGGGACAACTGGCCGTTAAGCACATGCTTTTGCCAGTCCATTAAATCTACGCCCATGTGATTGGAAGCCCAAGCAGAAACCCTTGCACCGTAACTGTGCTGGTTCAGGCCAACCGTTTCAAGTCTGGGCAAATGCTGTTTAAGCACTGCCAGTTCCTGCTGGTTACCGCCAGTTTCCCCCAAAATGTTTGTAAAGCAAGGGGTCGGGGGCTTTAGGTTTGTGTCAAAAAAATGGTTTACGGCTTCATTGCGTTTTTGTATGCGTAGGGCGTCGGATTTGGCTTTGTCCCTGGCGCCTGTGGTGCTGTTGCATTTTCGGCATGCGGCCCTAAGGTTTTCTATTTCGTTTCCGCCGCCTTGGAATACGGGCACTATGTGGTCTGCTGTATCGGCAGGTTTGCCACATCGGTAGCAGGGTGGGTTATCGGCAAGCAGTGTTTGTCTGTTGCGTCGATAGGTCAGGTCATTGGTTGTGTGTTCTCTGGGCATTGTCGGGTCCTTTCTATGTGAAGCATAGGTCAAGGGCTTTAGGTCAAGGGATACTGACGCCCACACAGGAAGGGCGCCTGTGCGGTTGTCCTCGCTTGTCATGTGATAGGTGGGTGGTTTGACTTCCCCACTATTTGGGCAAGTAGCCACAGGAAGCCGTTCTATTTTTGTTCAGGGGTCAACCTTCGCCATTTGTGCCGTTTGGAAACGCTGTTCGCCTACATCGGTGTATAGGCGTCTACCCAGGTTCCCCTGTTTACTGCCCACCACCTACAACCGTGGCACACACATGCGACTAATGAAATTGTTTTGGGACTGTATCAGTTCTGTGGGTTAGATATTTCTACCGTCTGTAACGGTGTCCATTGACCGTTCAAAAGCACTTCGGCATGGGTGATAACTTCCACGGGCATAAACTGGCCGTTGATAGTCAAGTATTCGACATCATGGCTGTTTGATATAGCGATAGCAAACACTGGGTGACCAAAACGGTATTTGGTGCCTTTTGTCCATATGCGTATCGGGTTAATGGGTTGGTGAAATTCAGTCATGGTCGGGTTTCCTTGTTGCTAATCGGGTTGATATGTCTTGAATGTCTTTAGGGCGCCACACATGCACTTCACAGCCTGCGTCTTTTAAAGTTTCGTGCCAGGCTTTCTGCATTGGTGAAAGACGGCCCGTATCGCTTTTTAGTTCAGCGAATATGACGCCTTTGTATTTATGGGCCAAGGTTAGGTCGGGGTAACCTGCATGGCCTTGTAGTGGGGTTTTCCACACGCCTGGGCGGATTTCCACAGCCCTTGTGTGCATAACTAGCCAGCCGTGCAATTTTGCCAGCATGATGACTGAACTTTGAAATGTTGATTCCTTCATGGCACTAGAACTGTCGCTAATTGTTGCATTGGGCGCATTTGTTGCACTTCGACACGGTAACTTTCGTAGGTCATTACTGAACCGTCACGCCAGGTGTGACCTGCGTTGACTTTGCCGCATTGCATGACTTCATCAGGGAACAGCCAACCCAACAGGTAAGCCGTATAAACGGACTGGTGAACTTTGGGCTGGTCGTAATCTTTCTTTAGCCACACGAACACCATCAGTGAATCAAACTGGTTGCCCAGTGACGATTCTTTGACAGACAAACTGCCTTCAGCAAATGGGTAAAAGTGTGTACAGGTATGTTTCACATCTAAGGCAATGTTGCCTGCTGTAATGTCCCTGTCCCATAGGCCACAGTTCCATTTGGGGTTTGCGCCAATGTCTTTTAGCCAGGCAACTGTTTGCAGTTCAGCCAGGGCGCCTAAACCTAGTGATGGGTGCGGCTTCAGGTAACTGTTGCTTTTGGCTATTTGTTCTTGTATTTGTGCTTCGACTAAATCGTAGTCTTCTTGCGTTATGTCATATGTCGGGTAATTCATGACTTGCCTTTCAGTTCTTCAATCAGTCGGCTGGCTTCTTGTTTAGTTTCGGGCGCTGGGCCTTCATGGTTTAACGCCCGTAACAGGTTCATTTGTGCTGGGGTGGGTGCGTTAGTCGCATTGGCGCCTAGCGACGCTGTACGGGGGTTTGATGGGGCTTTCCTGCCCATATGGTGCAAGTCAACTGGTTGTTTTAAAAGGGTGGCTGGGGCGTTGGTTTCGGGTTGGCGGTTGCGTACTTCTTCAGCACTAGCCATCTTCGGGCCAAAGGACATCATGAACCCTAGAACACGGCCCAGGGCGCTGGTGCTGGCGTTCATCATTTCGGACCCCCTAGTGAACGGGGTGGCCCCAGGAAAAATTTCCCATGCCGTATTTTGTGCAGGCACGGGGTCTTCGGGTGTTCGCCAGGCTTGCACGGTGACCGAAATGAAAATCTTGTCGCCAATGGTGATGACTTCGGGGCGGTTTTCAATTATGCGTAGTTCAGGCCAGCGTTCCAAAGCCAAAGCAAATCGTGTTGGTACATCGACATAGTTTGATAAGTCCATTAGTTTCCCCTGTTTCTGTCGTAGGCCGTGCGTTCAGCGTTGGTCATGTTTGCCCATTTGTGTAGTTCTGCACAGCGCCGTGATTCTTCAGGGGTCATGTGTAGCCAGTCGCCTGTTTTGCCACAGTTAAGGCAGATACCTTGCAGCAGGTCCTGCATGCGAATATCAAAGGCGGTTAGTTCTGCTTTGCATAGTTCACACATCATTTGAAACCACCCAGGCGCATAGCCACAATGGCGTCTTGTGTTTGCTTAGTCAGGTTTGACAAATAGATACCGTTTTCTTCGGCAACATAAGCCAGTTCAAACAATGCTTTTCGAAGCATTGCAATATCTTCCATTTGCTTTTCTAACTGCCATGCGGCGGCTTTCATCGCAATTTCGGCTTTGGCTATTGCCGCAGTCATTTCGGCTAGTTGTTCTGTCATGTCGGGCCTTTCATTGGTCGGGTTGTTTTCTACGATAACTAACTGGTGTGGCAATGTAACGGATTCGGCGCCTGTCGTTGTCTGTGGTGTTGGCCCAAATGCCTTGTAAAGCCTTTTCGGGAAATGACACGGCGTAGGCGTAGCAGTACTCAAACACTACACATGCTTCACATATGGGTTTGATGATTGCTTTGGCGGCGGCGCTTTCTTGTGCGTTGCTAGGAAAAAACAGGTTTGTGTCAATGCCTTTGCAGTTTGCATTTTGTTGCCAGTCGGGGCGGTCAACATTCAGCATTGGTTAACACATTTTCCATGGTTGCCAGCCACAACCGTTGTTTTCTTCGGTGGCTTCATACAGCAACCAACCAAAACGCAGGTTTAGGGTTGGGTCGTTCATAGATTCTTCCATAGGCATAGCGAACAGTTCTTCTATCCAGGCACGGTGAATTTGGTTCGCCTGAACTAAACCGTGGTCATGGCCGTTGAACTGGGGGTGCAAATAACTAACATTTTGGCACCTTGCTTCTTTCCAGATAAGGCGCCCTAGTTTCTGTAGCGTTTCGGTGTTGTTGGGCCAGCCAACCGAAATCGCTACGGGGAACCATTCCTGGCATTTGGTATCGGGGGCTACATAGGCAACACGGGTTGTGGGTTGTGTCGAAGTAGTGGTGCTGGTGCTGGTGGTTGTGGCCGTTAGTTCTTCGGCCCTGTCCTGCAGTTGCTGGGGGCTTAAATCGCCCAGGGTGATTGTTGCTGGCACTACTGGGGCAATGTTGGGTGGTGTGTCCTTTTGGAACGCCACCGCTATTGCGGCACACATTAGGTAAGTAAACAGGCCTAAGCCTAAGACACGCTTAACATTCATTTTGGTTTGTCCTTCAGTCGGGGTCAGGTCGGGGTATGTCTACCGATTCGGTAGGTCTATGTCAAGCATCAAATATAGTTTTAAACGCATGGTGAACAACATCGGGGTGGTCAGCCAGCAATGGCGAAACTTCGACATGTACCCATTGGGCGCCTTTTGACCCAATCGTATTTTTGTCGTAGACACGCCAGGCGTCACGGTCACAGCGGTAGCCAGCACCCCAACCTTTGGGGTTGTTTTTGTAGGTGCCTGCATAATCGTGGATTTCTTCTATGCCCAAAATGTCACGGTGGGTAAACAGGAAGTCAATTAGTTTAAACCGTTGTTCCTGAGTACCTTTTAGGTCTACAGCACGCCAGGTGGCATGTACAGACTTTTTTGGTGGGGTGGTGCCTACCATGTTTCTGTCGTTGAAAATGCCTATGTTGGTGACGCCAAATAAGTAACAGCAATAGTCCACAAACACTTTTGTGCCTTCACGCTTTGCGGCGTGAACGGCGTCTTTGTTACCTGTGTAAGGGCGGCTAGTCATCTTGTTTGTCCTTATCTTTTAGGCCGTTGCTGGCAAGTATTCCTGACAGGGCGCCAGTTAGAAACAACATCATGGGTGAAAGTAAAGTCCATGCGCTTTCGTCATTGGGTGAAACTTCCAATGGTTGCACAATAAAAAGCAGTCCGTAGATAAGTGAAGCAGTCGACAAAATAAAAGTTAGTGAAAGCGTTATGCCCACAATCAGAATTAGCCGTGCTTTAATTTCGCCGTTTGTTAACCGTTTCATTGGTGGCACCTGGGCGCTTCGGGTTGTTCTACACAAGTGTTACGGGTTCTGTCACTACAACTGGTAACAACAAACATTAAAGCCACAGCCAAAAGCGCAACAATGCCTAGCGTTTTCATGGTGTATCGGGAAAGTCGGCTTCGGGCCCTGCTGTCCATGTGGCTGGGAAGTCTCGCAATGCTTGGCGGTAGGTCGCCCATGCTTCACGGTCTACGGGTGCGTCTAGGACTTGTGTCCAATCGGACTCTTTCAGTAGACGGTCACGGTGCAAACGCATCCTTTCGGACCACCATTCGGTAGGTACTTCGTCGGGGTCAAGTATGGAAGTTAGGTCGTGGTTCATTGTTACTCCGTCTGGTAGATCAGCATTAATCGCATTTGGTCAGCGTTACCCCAAGTGAAAGGTGCAAGGTTTGTCGTTTCATTAGAACCGCTGGGTGAAATGTTGCATGTACTAGCACTGACTCTTGTCATCATGCCAAACGCCCCCGGGTAGCCAGCAGAAGCGTCATATAGTAAAGCCGTACCTACATGGGTTTGGTTACCATTTATAGTTACACCTGACGGTACTGAAAACCGATAACTGCCAGTCCCATATGTAGTAGTAGAACCCATAACCACAAAAATGTTAACAAAAGCTGTTTTGTTAATTCTTGCCCAACTACCGCTAATGGAACCGTTGCCAAGTGCTGGTGCAACACCTGTTGAAGTCCATGCAGGTGTGTAGGTTTCCCATGCGGCCCCAATTGTGTTAAGCGTCGCCGCCGTCAACACCTGCCCACTAGTCGTTCCTGCTGTCCACTGTGTAGCCATAATTGTTCTCCTTTACCAACCCAAACGGCTGGTATCTAAAATACCTAGAACTGACGAATTAAGCGTAAAAAACTGATAGTAAGTCAACGGGCTGAACGATAGTTCATAACTAGTTTGTTCAGGCGTAATGTTGATAGTCCACCCTTCCAAAACAACATTTAAAGTTGTGTCAGAACCTGCACCAGGTACACGGTAAGCAAGACTGAAAGCAATGCCAGGGAAGTTTGCAAGAAATGTGGTGTACGCCGACGAATTTTGCATACGGTCAGTAAAACCTATTTTGAACCGTAAATCTGTGGTGTCTGAAAAAGTGTTGACTATCCAATCGCCGTTGCCTTGCGCCTGGGTTGCGTTGTAGTCGACTGTGGAAGAATTATAAAACGCTTCACCATATGTAGTTACTGAAGCCGTGTTGGTCCGTGTTTCGCTAGACAAACCCAAAGGCGAAATAGTGGCCGTGTTAATAAAAGTGACACCGTTTTGGATTCGTTCAAAAGTGCTGTAAGCAATAACTGTTGAAGCAATGTTACGACCAAAACTAAACGCTGTTGTTAGTTTGCTTGATATTGAAGGCCTGCTAACGGGTTGCACGGTTTGGGCAGTCAAACTTGCAAACGCTTTACCTGTTCTAAGCAATCCTCTTTCGGTTGCCTGCAAAAGGTTTAGTTGGTTTAAGACTGTGCCTGTGTATGTTTGGGCTGAAGCAACCGAAGCGCCCAGACCATAAAAACCGCTGTACACATACAAATCGTCAGTGGGTAACGGGTCACTGTTGAACGCTTCCATTTGAAGGGTTGTTATTAACTGGTTTAACACTTGTGCAGTTGCCTGATATCTGCCCATTCGACTTAACGGGTCTACACAAAAAATGGTGGCTGTGCTTAGCCCTGTGTTGCCTGGGTGGTCGTTAAATGTTATTTGTTGTACAGCGAAAGTGTCCCTAAATCCTACGGTAGTACTTGAATTATAAACAAAAATTGGGTTATTTAAATTGAAACTGTTAGCCAAATTACTGTTGTTGTTAATCGTTATTGACAGTGAACCGCCGCCGTAGTTGTCTAAGTACTTTTCCCTTCCTTGCGTAATAGAAGCCGAAAGAATACTGCTAGTAATGTCAGTAGTTCCGTTTAAAAGAAATACCCAGGGCGTTGTAGGCATTACATTGCCCTAGTGTTTATTGGCACTGGGCCTGACTGGTAAACATAATTTTGTAGTGCTTTAACGATGGCCTGGCTTATTTCTTGTGATGTCGATATGCCGCCGTTGACATTGACAGTGACACCGCCACCCATACCGCCCATTTTTGATAATGGGATAACGGCTTCGGGGCCTGCTTCACCAATCATTGCCAGGGTTGGGCTGGTGACTATGCCACCTGCTGCAAGCATGGGAATGTCTGGCACATCGAAGCCGCTACCACCAATACCAGGCACCCAGCCAGGTACTTTAAAAGACAGTTTGCCTACCGTGTTATTCCATAGCCCTGCAACAGCCCTAAACGCCGCTTTAAACGGCGCTGTGATTACATCAGCAACAAACCCCATAGTGGCTTTAATCCCGTTATAGACCAGGCTAAACATATTCATAATGTCATCTTTAAACTTGACAACCGCTAACACTGCCAAACCAAACGGGCCAGTAATTACTGCCACTAATAGTTGCCAGTTGTCCTTAATCCAATTAAAAACAGTTTTTACAACACCCCACATGGTTGTGAAATACCATTGAACGGCGTCGACTGCTTTGCCGAAAATGTCAAACTTGACTTGTAAAGCAACCAGGGCGGCAATAACAGCAATAATGACAACGGCACCAGTAGCCACCCACAAGGCGGTAAATGAAGCGGCTGTAACAGCGTTAATAGCGGCAGTCACTGCACTGACTGCGGCCCATGCCGCCATAGCCGCATTGGTCAAAATAACGGCGGCGGCAATGCCACCAATGACAGCGCCAAGGGTTACAACCAAACCCACATTGTTACTAATCCATGTACCCATAGCCTGAAACGCTGGCAACAGTTTTTCAACTATTGGGAACACGGCAGCGCCAACAGATTCTTTAAATTCGCCCATTTGAATGGAAAACGATTTCATTTTGCCTGACGCAGTGTTGGCTGAAGTCGAAGCGGCACCCTTAAAAGTTTGACCCAATGCGGCGAAAACCTCGTCGGTGCTAGCGCCATTCGCAATCAAACCTGCCAGGGCTGGGTCAAGTTTCTTCAGTGGCCCCAGTTGCCCGTTAAACGCCTTTGACAGGGCGTCAGATACAGCGCCTAAGTCTTTGCCCGTTCCTGCGCTTATGTCTAGTGCCAGGGTCATTAAATCTTGTGCTTTGGTTACATCGCCTGTGCCACGCACAAGTTTGTCGAAGGCTGGCCGTAGTTCATCATCGGCAACAGCGGCGGCTATTGAAGTTTGGGTGATGAACTTTTCAACACTGGCTATTTGGGCGTCAGTAGCGCCCGTGGTGTTTCGTAGGCTGGTGGCAAGAAGTTGGGCGGCCTTGTCATCTTCCATGAACGCTTTTACGGCGTCAGCGCCAGCAATGGCTAAACCAGCAATAGCAAGGCCAGCAGGTACGGCGGCTTTCTTAATAGCAAACTGGGCTTTTTCGCCAGCGGTTTCTAACTTCTTAAATTCCCTAATAGCGCTGTCAATGCCCTTACTGTTAAAATCTGAAATTACGGGAATTGAAATAGCCATTAGAAAACCTTCAAATTCTTATTTGCTTCAGCCATGACTTCTTCAACAACTTTTTGAACTTCGGTTGTCAGGTCAGCGATTTTTGCTTCGAATACAGGCCAAATAACACGGCTGGCAGAACGCCCAAATTTGGCGCTAAATGCTGTTGCTAATGGGTTGACATTGGCACGGCCTGCAATGTCAAAGATTGCGGCGGCAGGGTTTTTTTGCATGACCGAAAAAGCAGCGCCTTTCTTCTTGTTGTTGACACGCACAGCAACACCACGAACTGCCTTAGAAGCAGACAACGGGAACACTTGCCGCCCTGCTGGTGACCAGTTGCGTGTAGTGCCACTAGGGAACCGCATATCGTCGTAATTTGATTTCATGGCGTCGGTCATTGGTTTGGCGATTTCTTTCATGTTCGCCACATACGCTTTGCGGTAACCAGGCTCTACTTGGTTCAAATACTTAACGGCTTCTTTGACCCCATTTACCTGGATAGTCAAATCGGTTGCCATGTCATTTTCTGCTTTCGTTAATGACCTTAATAACCGTCGCCAGGTCGCTGTTATCAAACTCTACTTGCTGTGGCCAGTACCCTGTCGCAACCAAAACCTGGGCTAGTGCGTATCTGTAGGTACTGGCAAAGTAGGGCGGTCAGGTTCGTCACTAACAACTTCAAGCACCACAAGTTTTTTGATGAAGTCATCAAGGACTACTGGCACAACTACGCCGTGTTGCTGGCATGCCTGGTGTGCAAGGTATGCCAAATCTTCAATGCCGATACCGCCAGCCATGTCGCTGGCTTTGCGTTTGAATTTGCGTTCCCACGAAACAATAGTGAAAAGGTTGGTGCTTACTTCGATAGGGCCTTCACCCTGGTCTACTTTAAGTGTTAGTTGCATGTCGGGCCTTTGCTGTTGGTGGTTAAATCAAGAAACAACGGTGGTTAAGGTTCCACCCTTGAAGGTAATTGAAATAGTGCTGAGTTCGCCCATGGTTGCGTTGATGACTGGCAACGCTTCAAGGTAAGCGCCTACTAATTCGAATCTGGGTTCCGTGGCGCTGGCAGTGGTCAAGCCTGCAACGGTGTTAGAAACCTTTACGGTGGTGGTTGTGCCAACTAATGCGGCAAGTGTTGCGTAAGTTTCGGTGGCCGCATAGGACATGTACAAATCCAAAGTAATTTCCTGATTGAACAAACCAGCAACGAACACACGGCTGGTGCCACCAAAGGCTGTTGCTTCTAATGCTTCGGCAGTGTTGGTCACGGTGGCGGCAGTGCATTGGTCGGTCAACGAAACGCTGTTGACCATTACGCCTGGGTTAGATAGGTATGTCGAAGTAGCCATGGGTTAATCCTTTTTCGGTTGTGCTTTAGTTTTAGCAGATTTTGGGGCTTGCTTGTCGCTGACTGGTTCATCAGATTTGATGAAACCATGAAGCAACAATGCTTCAATGTTGGTTCCTGCACCTGGCACAAATTCTGCGCCTACTGTGCCGATTTTGTCGCTAGTGATTGTGTATTTCATGGGTCACCCTGTCTGTGCTTGCATGTCAATGGATAGGTCATAAGCAGCAAATGTTTGACCGCCTATTGGAATGTAACCAGGGCGCCCAGACTTCACTGCAACATTCTTTCCTAGGACCTGCGCACACATGCTTAAAACATTGCGTAAGCCGTCAAGATTGCCTGGCCCTAGTGTTACTACTTTTACCGAAAAATTCATGGTGACAATGTTGTAGTTGAAAGCGTCAAAACTGGGGGCGTCAATAAACACGCACGGTGGGTTTATCTTTTCAGGGTCAAACACAACCCGTAAACCTGTGATGGTTGCCAGCGTTGCCGCCAAGTCATCTATGGCTTCATTGAACAGGTCCGTATATACAGCCATTACGCAACCGCAGGCCGTGGGATACCAGCCAGTTGTTTGATTAACGGTGACAGGCCTGACACGGTGGCTACGCCCATATCGCTAAAACTTGCGAACTGGTCTATGGCGCCACGCTGTCTATAAATTGAACCGCCCATCATGATGGTTGCTAATTCGACATCACCTGAAGGCACAGTAGTTAAAGAATCCGTGTACCCAGATTCTTGCCTGCGTCTAAAAATAAAATTGGAAGCCGCTGTCGCACACTGTGCAAGGAAAGCCGTTTCGTCTACACCTGCCAAAGCAATGCCCAACCATGTGCCAATTTGCGTTCCTGTTACCCAGGTGCAAGTTTCGGTAAAAGTCAGGGTGCCAGGTGGGATTGCGGCGCTTCGACTTAGGTCATCATCAGCGTCATAAAACAACACCTGGTTAGGTATTGGCAAGTTGTAATCAAATAACAAATCGCCTTGTGAATCAACGCCTATGAAATAGTAACTAGGCAATGCGTAGACGGTGTGTGTACCGTTCAGTTGATGGCCTACGCCTGCAAGTGTGAACGATTGACCCAAACCTAATTCAGGTTCCGTCAATGTTTGGACAACTGCGTAGTTATCCAAACGCTGATGGAAAGTAACAGAATAAACAGCCATGGGCGGCTAACCGCCTTTCGACTAAGCCTGGGTGATTTTGCGAATCATTGAACTGTTAGCGGCAAACACTGCTGCATAACCGTACATCGACATGGTGCGTGACACCGTGGTGGGGTTTTCAACACTTAGCAAGCCTTCATCTTGGCGATAAATTTCATATGCATTGGCGTTAAAAATCACCATGGTCTTTGCGGCGAAATTCTTGTCAACGATAATTTGAAGGCCCAATGGGTTGCTGTTCTGCCATGAAGTGGCGTCACCCTTACCCAGTGTGTTGTAACCGTTCAGGCCGCCGCCCGTGTAACCAAAAATCGGGCGCTTGTTGTCATCGACCAACTGCATCATTAAGCCCCAGGTGGCTGGGTCTACTGCAATGTGGGTTGGCAAGTAGTTGGTGGCGGCAACGGTGGTGACTGCACAATCGTAGATTGACTTAAGCAAGTCAGTTACGGTCAAGTCCCAAACACCATCACTGCTTGCGCTTGACACAAGCGTGTCACATGCGTAGTTGTCAATCGCTAGCAAGTACTGGCCTGCAAGGTCCTGCATAATGATTGCCATAGCGGCAGGGTCACTGAACGAAACTGTTTGGTAAGACAAGGTGGTGCTACCAGCAAAAGTTTTCTTAGTAACAGTGTTGGAAGCAATCACTGAAGTGGTTGCCGATACTGCGTCAAGTTGTGCGCTCTGTTCTGCAACAGTCGGGTGGGTTGTCCAGGTCGGGCGAATGAACGATGAACCAGCGTTGCCTGCAGGCATTGCACGGGTGCCAACGGCTGAAAGCAACGGCGCAATGTAGTTGATATCCGCAAACACTGGGCCGAGAATCGGAACAGGAATAAGGCCAGCCACATTCGAAGTGACTACATCGCCAGCGGCGGCGGCGATTGGTGACTGGTGGTATGAACGATAGTCATTCCAAACTTTGGTTGCGTTGGCGGCTTCTACGCCACCCTTGTGCATTGCTGCAACAAATTCGGCGGCGTTTGGCAAACGGGGTTCACGCTTTGCCTGGGCAAAAATCGGTGCTGTTGGCACTGCGACTTCTTCAACAACTGCAGGGGTGTTATCCATTTTTGGTTCTTCCTTTTGTGTTTCGACTTGTGGCGCTTCTGCCGCTACCTGGGTAATTATAGACCCCGAAAATGCCCCCTGTGGGACTAGCGATAATTCAATCCAGTCACCCTTAAGCACGGTCATGTTGCCTTCATCGTCGTACTTAAATTCTGTGGGGTTGACACCTACTGAAACGGCGTCAATAACACCATCACTGGCAAGCACTAGGGCCTCGTCGCCTGCACGGGTGCTTGATACTTTGGCCGTGAAGTACATGGCCTCTGGGCTGTCGACACGCTCTGAAACCAAACCAACCGCCTGGGTTGAATCGTGGTACATGTACAACTTCGGGGCTTTACCGTCAACGGGCAAACTGCCTGGTGCAAACTGAACGGTAGTGCCATCTGAAACAGTCGCAAAAGTGTTATATGGAACTGCAACACCAGTAATGGTGCGGCGTTCTTCACCGTTAGGGCCTGCTGCTTCTACAGCAAATGTGTTTGAAGTAAATCGAATCATGCCAGTTCTTCCTGTGTGTTTTCTTGTGGTTCTGTTTCTTCAGTCATTGGTTGCATGACTGCGTATTCTTCTTTTTCTGTTTCTAGAAAATCTGCGGTATCCCATTTAACATAGGTGCCACGGGGCAGTTGTTGTGATAATGCGGCCACAATTGCTTCGGCGTACATTGACAGGCCGAAAGTCCAAAGGTCAGATTTGGCGCCCTGGCTATTTGTGTAGGCGTAACTACCTGTCGAAATACCCAATAGATACGGGGGTACATTGCACAAGTTAGCGATTTCACGGCTTTGATATTCGGCGGCGTCAATCAACAGCATTTTGTCGGGTGTTGCGTTTGTTTCTGTGTAGGTCAAAAATTCGTTTAGTGCAGCAGTCTGATTAGTTGCCCGTGCCTGGTTAAACGCTTCGGCCAGTGCGGCAAGTTCAGTTGCGCTTAAAGGTTCGCCACCAGTTTGTTTGAGTACGCCAGCAGGAATGGCACTAGAACTGTTGCGATATCTGGCTTCTTCAAGTTTTAACGATGTTGCGATA